CACGGCTCACGAGCAACTGCCAGTCCGGTGAGCCCTCGCCGGGCTTCTCGACGGTAGACTTGAGCGCGAGCCAGAGCGCGCCATCCCAGCGCACACTGGCCGACTTCGGGTAGGTGCTGCCGGCTTCCCACGGGCCGCGGTAGAACGGCATGGGCACCGGCCACTCCTTGACGCGCTCACCCTTGACGAGCCGCAGGATCCAGCCGCGCTGCTCGTCCAGAATCAGATCGAAATCGTCAAAGCCCATTCCGTCGATGCCGTCTTTGCCATTGAGCCCAGGCGCGCCGTCTTTGCCATTGATGCCGTCGATGCCGGCTTTGCCATCTGTGCCTGACGTGCCCGGCGCGCCATCGCGGCCATCTCGGCCTGGCGCGCCATCCTTGCCGGTGCCGTCAGCGCCTTTCTCACCCGTAGCGCCACGCTCACCGGGTGTCCCTGGCGCTCCATCGCGGCCATCTGCGCCATTTGCACCCGTAACACCGATCGGGCCGGGTGTGCCGTCCGCGCCATTCTTGCCGTCGATACCATCCCGGCCATCCTTGCCGTTGATGCCATCACGGCCATCCGCCACCGGCACCGGGCCCACGTCCACGCTCCGGCCATCCGTCATGTGCGCCAACAGCCAGCCATCCGCCCGCAGCGTCAGGCTCGACACGCCCACGCCCACGTCACCCTTCGCCCCACTGGGCCCCACTGGGCCGATGACAGCCGGCGCCGTCTCGAGCTCCAAAATACGCGCCTCGAGCGCGAGATTCCGAGCCATGAGAGGCGCGATGGCATCCTGCACGGCCTTGGCAGTCAGATCGCGCACAACGGGCCCGACGATGCGCCCGAATTGGTCAGGGGTCACGCAGCGGCCCACTTCCGCACGGCCACCTGATATTCCGCCTCTTGATCCGCTGGCATATCCTCATCCTCTGCATCGTCGGCTGGTGCCGCCGGTGCCACCGCAGGAGCCGGCGCGGCGCCACTCAACTGCGGATTGGTGGAGCGCGCATCCAGATCTTGTAGTGACCAATTCTGCTGCTGCAAGTAGGGCGTGTCGCCGCCCTTGACGGGTGGCAGATTCAGCCGCGCCCGGCCTTCATTCGGCTTCAGCACGCCCGCGCCTACGCCGTCACGGATGACCGTCATCATCGTGGCCGAATCCATCCACAGCAGATCGTTGACGTTGAACTGCGTCCCGAGCCGCTGCCCGTTGACCTTATCCGGCGCCAGCCCGAGCCCGAAATCTAAGCAGTTCTCAAAGTCAATGACGAGCGGCTGAATGCACTGCGTGAAGTATTGGACGTTCAGCGCTTGCACGTTGTTATAACTGGGCATCGGGCCGCCCACCAGATACCACGGCACGTGGAAGGCTTCCGCAATGGCCTGCGAGGCGTTTTGCCATTGCTCATTCGTCTGCGACTTGTCCGCGCTTTCGGACATCGGCTCATATTTCAGCCCATCGCCTACCACCGCCACTTTGCCGCGGTTGCTGCCGCCGAAGCTCCGCTCCCACTTCTCCGCCAACCGCTCCGCCGTCGCTTTCGCAATTGGCCCTGGCGCCGTCAGGATGCCGCCCGGCTGGCTCCCGTTGGCGAAAAACGTGGTGGAGTTAGTGTGAATCTTCAGGCCCAACATCGCCGGCACACCGGCCGCATACAGCGGGGAGATGCCGACGAGCGGATGAAAGAATGTATTAAACCGATCGTGGATGATTTCGCGCGCCGGCACGATGACGCGCCCGTGCGTCTGCGACAAATTGTCGTCGTAGAGCTCATACCAGACTGAGCCATCCTCCGCGATGAGCGGGCAGACGCGCAGCGGATCAAGCACGTATCCGGCGATGACGACGCCGCGGTCGTCGCGCTCCTTGAGCACGTAGGTGTTGCCGTGAATGAGCTTGGACAGCATCCACGATTCCGCAAACTGCGGCCACGTCTGAAAGTGGTTGGGCTTCCGCAGGAAGGGGCTAAAGGCCGCCACCTCTGCGCGCTCCCAGACATCCTCTTCCGACTCCCGCACCAGCTCCATCCGCATCTTCTTGATGTCACCCGCAATCAGCGTGACGCAGGCAAACACCGTTGGATGCGTGAGCACATCGCAGAGCGGCGCCGTGATGGTGTTGGTCTGCCAGGCGCCCGTGAAGCCTTCGCGCACCAGCGGATACCAGCCGCCGCGGTTGTCCGGGCTCGACAGGTTGGCCGGCGCCTTGGTGCGCGTAATCGTCAGCCCAAGGATGTTCATTCCTCCGCCTCGAGGTCACGCCGCTGATACGTGCGCTTCGGCGCTGGTGAGCCTTCGTTCACGGCTGGTGTTTTGCGCGGCCGTCCACGCTTGCGGGCCACGGGTGGCGGCTCCGGCTGCTCTGGTGCTGCCGCGCTCTCCGCTTTCGGCACGAGCCGCGGCGCCAGGATGGCGCGATTCGTCAGCAGATAATCCCCTGAGCGCACGCGCGGCACCTCGAAACGCTCTCCAGCCTGCACCTCGCGCCCGCGAATGGTGAGCGCTTCCGTGGCCACGAGCCAGATGCCGTTAAACATGCGCCCCCAGTAGACAGAAACAGGGCGCCCACCATATCCGCCGGTGAGCGCCCCGGTATTACCGCCGCGGTGTTACTGCGTGCCGGCCGACCACTGCACGTCATCCATCCAGACGACGCCGGCATCACGCCGACGCGCCCAGTAGATCGAGCGCTCGCAGCGCAGCGCCACGCTGTTCGTCTGGAACATCGAGACGGTCACCGATCCAGTCGCGCCCGCCGGCGATCCGAGCGAGCCCGCATCCATCGTCGGCGCGTCGTCCATCTCCAGCGACGCTTCCCGGCTGATGTCGATCGTGAACCCGCCATCGTCGGCCATGAAGATTTCAGGCGCCGCGATGAGCGCGATCAGGTTATTCGCCGGTGTCCCGAGGATGCAGTATTGCGAGGTCACGACGGGCAACCCGTAGAAGGTGCCACCGTTCATCGTGATGCCAGGGAAGGCATAGCTTCCGAGGCTCGTCCTCATCATCGAGAGCGACAGGGCCACGCTGTTGGGCATGATCCAGTGCGTCGGCATGATGTGACTGTTAATGAACGCAGACATCATCGCCTGCACGTCCACGTCCACCGCGTCGAGCGTCACGCCTGACGAGTTCAGGTTGGTGATGCCGTTGGTGATCGAGGCCGGGCTGATGCCCGTGCTGGCCGTCTTGGCCGGATCGATGAAATCGATGTCGAGCCGCTCCCGGCACGCTGCCGCCAACTGATCCCGCACCTTGGTTTCCGCGCTGGGATTGCTGAAACGAATCGTCTCTTCCGTCAAGACGCTGATGTTGGCGACCTTGGTAAACGGAATCGTGACCGCGTTGAAATCATACTTGGTCAGCGGCTTCGCCTTGCCCTGCCCGACCCAGTAGCCCGCGCCGCCAGAGGTCTGCCCCGTCACGCGCGAGTTGAAGGGCACCTTGTCGAAGTTCTCGATGCGCCCGATGATCGTCTGCGGGCGCAGAAACTCGATGAAATCGCTCACCAGATTCGTCGGGTAGACCAGCGGCCCGGCCCAGGTGGAATCGAGCGTCGAGCCCGCGGGAACCGTCTCCTTGAGCAGGAAATTCTGGATGCGCTTGAAGCCAGGGTAGTAGTGCTTCGCCAGATCCAGCGCCGACACGCCCGAGCGGATCGCGTTCGTCTGACACATGATGGCCCGCGCAAACTCGATGCCCTGCGGCAGCTTCTGCTCCGGGCCGTCGCCCATGACGACATGCGGCGTGGTGACTTCTCGCACGTCGCCCTGCGGTGCCCGCTGCACAACCGTGCGCGCCATCGCGCCCTGAGCCTGCTCGAGCGCCTTCAGCCGCGTGATGCGGCCCGACAGCGCGGCGACTTCGCCCGTCAGCGCATCGCGCTTGACGATCTGCGCGTCATCGAGTGAGCCGTCCACGCCCTCGAGCTCCACGAGCCCGGTGAGCTCCGCGCTCTTCGTCTGCAATTCGGCCTGCGCCGAGGTGATCTGGTCGGAAATTGGCATCGCCATTGGCGGTGTCCTTTTGTCAGTAACGCCCACGGACGCAGGCGAGGATGAGCGGGAAGCCGCAGGAGCGGTGCCTAGGG